AAGGCGACATCAACACCGCCCTTGAGATCCTGGGGAACTATATCCCGAACGCGAGTTGCACCGCGCCGGGAGGGCTGTCAAACAAGCAATATCACGCCCTCTATACCTATGGAAATGGACAAGAGATCGGCTGGAACAAGATTGCGAATGTTTGCACCTTCAACGGGATTCAGGTGAACCTCGCATCGGATGCTAGCCTTGGTTTCGGCGGCCTCAGCATCCACGACAACGACATTGAAGGGGCCAATGGGGCAGGCATCAACCTCGCCACGCTAGACCCAACACAGGGCGCAATCAACGTCTACAACAACATCATTCACCACGTTGGCATTCAGCCAGCGAGTGACTCGGACGGCAATCACGCCTGCATCGCATCACCTGGCGAGGCCCCATCGGCTGGCGCGGGCACGGTAAATATCTACAACAACACGATGTGGGATTGCAGCTCCGATCTAAATGCGAACAACGTCAACAACGCGAGCGCAATCCTCTATTTCTACGAGACAGGGCAGACAGGCCTCACGGTGAACCTGGTCAACAACATCATTGCCCAGCCAGCGTATACCAACACCGGGACGCAGAATGTTTACCTCTCAAACACTGGAGTCTCTGGTCCGACGCTCACGGGAAGCAATAATATTTTCTACAGCGCCTCAACGCCGGGAAGCACGTCGCCAGCATCCTCGCTTACCTCGCAGGCCATCCCAACGAATCCCAAATTTGCGAGCGTGACGACGCCGGGACCCTGGACGAACCTTGAGTTGCAAAGTGGATCACCCGCAATCGGTGCAGGGACTTCCAGCCTCGCCTCTACACTGGACTTTGTAGGCGTCACGCGGCCCAACCCGCCAGCCATCGGGGCGCTTGAGCCTGGTAGTGTTGCTCCGCCAACTTTCCTCGGTGCCCAATACTCAGTAGGATTCTCAGCTTCACCAGGAACAAGCTTCTAAAAGGAGAATTATGAAAAAACTTTCCCTCATCCTCGCAACCGCAACCGCAATCGCCATCCTGGCCGTGCCAATATCCGCTTCGGCTCGGCCGCCGCAGCCGCCAGCCGTTCCACTCATTGCCGCCGCATCTGGGGCGCCTGGCACCGTAACTCTCACCTACGTCGCGTCGGTCACTCCAGGCTCCACGGTCAACGTCTACCGCTGCGTGGGAGTATCGTGCTCCAATTTCACCCAGATCGCCACAGCGCAGCCTGCATCGGGACCCTACACCGACTCTACGGTGACTGCGGGAGCTTACTCGTGGTACGTGACCGCGACGGTTGGCGGCGTCGAGTCGACCTCGCACTCAAACGTGGCATCCCTTTCCATCTCTCCTCAGCCCCCCACCGGCCTCACCGCCGCAGCCAACTAGTTGGTGGGTGAAGTTGCTCGAGTGGCTGTTTGGCTGGCTGTAAAAGGCGGCTAGTGCAGTAATAGCAAGCACCTCTGGGTGTGCCGAAGGAATCTAATTGAGAGGTGGGGCCAGTGTCGCCAACCAACGGAGTCACGGAGGATCGAGTGCTCTATCTTCTAAATAACGGGTTCAAAGAATACGATCGCGAGATCGGCCTACCTCGCCACAAGGACAACTTGAACACCCTAAATAAGTTCGGGGGAGACCTGAAAGAGCTAAATGACTCATGGCAGCAAATTCGGGGAGCGATGACATTTGCTAAGATCGTGGGAACATTTATCGCGACCGCTTGCGGACTAATTCTAACGCTCTTGACTATCCACTTCGTACACACGGGGATCTAATGAACTACGGCGCCAAAGGACTCGCGCTCACAAAGTCATTTGAAGGATGCCGGTTGACTGCCTACAGGGACTCGACCGGCATTCTCACGATTGGTTGGGGACACACGGGACCCGACGTCTATGAGGGACTTGTTTGGACGCAGGACCAGGCTGATGCTGCTCTACTCGAGGACCTCGCTGTTGTGATCGCCTGCGTGAACCACGTAGTAAAGGTGACGATAACCCAAAACCAGTTCGATGCGATGGTTGACTTCTGCTACAACGCCGGCCGAGGGAACTTCACAAGCTCCACACTCTTGCGGCTCGTGAACGCCGGAGACATTGATGGGGCGGCCGCACAATTCGCTCTATGGGTCCATGCTGGTACTCTGGTGCTCGACGGGCTTGTTCGGCGTCGCGCAGCCGAAGCCGCTCTATTCCAGGAGGCAGCATGAAAAACATGACCAACTCGGCATGGGCAGCAGTCTTTATCTTTATGGCCTGCGTAATGGCTCTTGTCGCCCTCTACTCGCACAGCGCAAATGCGCCCTCTGTCATAACAATCGGATCATCGATCATCACTGGGGCTTTCGGATACATTCAAGGCGTGAGCGCAGGTAAAAATTCCCTGCAAATCCCTTTGAACCCCGACTCTCCCAGTCCGTCCGTAAACGTTTCGCAAGGCCCAGCAAGCCCAAAAGTCTGAGCAGCGGTACAATTCACCCAGCAACATCAACCGCAACGCCCAAGGAGATCACCGCTATGAGCTTTTTTAGCAAGATCGCAGGACTCGAGCACACCACAATGGCTTGGATCGAGAAAACACTCACCGAGATCGAAGGCAAAGCTCCCGCCATTGAGAACATCATCGATACGGGCATCAAGTACATCACGCCCGTCCTGCAGATAGCCGCTTCGGCTGCGGGAGACTCGGCGGTAGCTTCGATTATTGGATCCGTTTCGACCGAGGCGCAAAAGGACCTCACTGTCGCCAGCGCCCTCGTGACCGACTTTGGTCCGACACCAACGGCCGCCAGCGCCTTTGCCGCGGTCCAGGCGAACCTCAGCGCGCTGCTGACCGCAGGACACGTAACGAGCACTAAGTCGGTTGCCGCTGTCACCAAGGCGGTGGGCGAGGTTGGCGCGATCGCTACAGCGGTCTCGACGGCGGCAACAGCTCTCGGCTCGGCCATCGCAGAATCCACCCCGTCAACGGTTCCCGCTTCCTCTTAGCCGATGACGGTCACTGAAAAGACAGCGGTGATGTCCCACATAGCGGTGACCCTCCTAGCTGGAGTGGTCGCCGTTTGTGTTGTGATCGTTACGCATAGGCTTTCGGGGGTTGTGGACCTCAACCAAATCACCACAGCTCTCACAACTGTCAACGCGCCATGTAAGGACAATGGGCATCAGGTGACTTGCGGGACTCTTGCCCAGGTAGCGCAAACGACAAAGAATATCGGTATCGTCGCAGCTCAGAGCGCAGAACAGGTAAAGCAGTCCGGGAAACTCATTACCGCGGCTGCAACGACGATCACTGCGGCTGGGACCCACGCGAATAATGCAATGGACGCCATTTCAGGAACGGCCGGCACCGCGTCTCAGAGCCTCACCACGCTCTCGGCGCACATAAATCCTGCCATCGACACCGCCAACGCGACCATAGGCGACGCTGGGGCCGCAATCAGGAAGCTACAGCCCGTCGAGGACGACGCCGCCAGGATGGTAAAAGACTTCGATGCGCGCGTAACCTCCCAAGATGTAGACCGGGCACTGAAGGGGGTAGCAGACACCTCGGAGCAGGCAGCTCTCACGACGGTCCAAGTTACAGCGATCGCGACGGACATAAGAAAGGCTGCAGACCAAGCAACGGCGCCGCAACCATGGTGGAAGAAGATCCTCAACTACGGGACGCTAGGAGTCAATGTTGCGTGCCTGGCGACTCACTCGTGCCCGTTCTAAAGTCGAGTCTATCTCTTCACTTCCCGCGTAAGGTAATACTGCGCACACAGCGCCTCGTTGTGCGTCAGAAACTCCCGTTGGCCGTTGGGTAGCGTACGGACGGCGATGAAGTCTGGACGGCTGAGGATTGTAACTTTCTCCCAATCCTCATCTTGCGGCAATTCCTCTTTCACGCTGATCCACTGGTTCTCTTTCTCAAGCTCAACTATGAGGTCTAGCCTTTTATCCGCAAGTGCGGTCAGTTCGTCGCACATTCCCTGAAGCTGGGAGAGCCGAGACAAGGCTTCTGATAGCTGCTCGGTTCTCTCTGCGCATTCTGTCGCAAAGTCTCCCCACGATGAAGCTACTTTTGCATGCCTACTGATAGGCGGCAGTTCTTGTGTGTCTAGGGGCTTAGGATTCTCCATCAATCTCCTCGTTTCCTACTA